ATAATAATTACTTTTGATAAAAGTATTTATTATTAATTGTTATTATAAAAAGTAATAATTAAATAAATTAATCTTCTATTATTTTATTTAATTGTTTCGTTTTATAATAATAATTAATAATAAATACTTTTATCAAAAGTAATAATTAAATAAATTAATCTTCTATTATTTTATTTAATTATTATTATAAAAAGTAATAATTAAATATTATAAATTTCTTCTAATAATTGAACATAATTTATCCATTGTCTATAATTTTTAACATAATTAAAACCATTTTCTAATATTTTATTATCATAACCATTATTATATATTTGATTAATTTTATAAATTAAGTCTTGTTTATTATTTTTAAGAAATAGATAACAATTATTACCATTATCTGCTATTTCAGTTAAACATTCACAATCAGACATTAATAATGGTGTTTTTAGAATCATTGGTTCAAAAGGTTTTATTGGAGATATAATTTCACATACTTTTTCATTTCTTCTTGGTATAATATATAAATCAATTGATTTTATATAATATTTTATTAAAGTATGTTCTAATTTTTCTATATATTTAATTCTATTATTAATATTATATTTTGTTAATTCATCTTTAATATTCATTTTATCAAAACCAATTAATAAAATATTAATATTTTGATTTAATTCTTCTATACAACTTATTAAAATATCAATTCCTTCATAATAATTTAATGTTCCAAAAAATCCTATAACATACCCAGTTAAATTATTCTTCTTTCTAAATTCTTCTCTATTAAAAGTATCTTCTATTATATAATCATCAATTGTTATACAATTTGGTAATATATAAATAGGTTTAGAAATAGAATATAAATCAATTAAATAGGATTTTAATTGATTGGTAATAGAAATAATAATATTAGAATTATTAATTAATAATTTATCCATATTTAAGATTTTATTATATTTTTCAGTATCATTAATATTATTAGCAATTAAACTTAATTCTAATTTTCCTCTAAATTCATAAATTAAAGGAATTTGTCTATTAATACTTAATAACATAGGACAAATACTATTACTATAAGGTGTAGTTGTATGAATTTTTTTTGGTTTTAAATAATGATATAATTTTTGAAAATAATTTATTGCAAAATTATTATATTTATCACTACCAATACCATAAATTTTATTACTAAATACAGGTAATCTGATATATAATACATTATTAATATTATCAACAAATTCATTATTATAATTTAAATATTTATCATTAGGATATTGATATCTTGTGATACCTAATAAGTTATATGTTGTAGATATTTTATTAAAATTTTTAATAATATTATGACTTCTTATTGCATATCCTGATGAATCATATGGTAATGAATCTGTTAAACAATAAAATATTGCTTTCTTATTAAAATCATATTTATTTTCTGATAATTTTTCTATTACTTTATATATCCAATAATCAGTTTTTAATTGTATATTTATTGTTTCTATATGAGTATTTTTATTAAATTTTATATAATCTGATATATATGTTTTTTTATAATAATTCTTTTTTTTTCTTTCTTCTTCATATATTATAATATTTTTAGGTAAATTTATATAATTTTTAAATTTTATTATTTTAATTTTATCATTATCTAATTTAATATTTTTTTCTGTATATATATATGTATTTACTTTTTTATAATCTTGTTCTTTTATAAATTCATTTAATAATTCTATTTTTGGATTTATTGATTTATATACTATATTTATCATTTATTCTATTTAATATTATTTTATTCATTAAATTAACTAATTATTTAGTTAATTTAATATATTATTTAATAAATTATTATTTATATTACTAATATAATGTTTTGTTATATCGTATGATATTGTATATTTATTATTATTTTTAATATCATGTATTGCTTTATATATTATATTAGTAATTTCATTAATATTATTTATTAAATATGGATAATCGCCTAATATCTCTTTATTTATACTATTATTATTTCCTATTATTATTAAATCATGATATATGAATTCTAATAATTTTGTTGATAATTCTAATGTATCAAATGTTGGTTTTCTCCAATGTATTCCTATATGTGATTGTTTATATATATTATTTATTTCCTTTTGACTTAATTTATTTAATATTTTTATTTTTGTATTTTTTAATTTATTTATATATTGTTCTACTTCTTCTTGTTTTTCTTTATAATATATTTTTGATATTACTATTTGTATCTCTATATTTTCATCATCTATTTTTTCTATTTCTTTTAACATATTATATGAATCATATTCATCTCTAATTGTTCCTGTATATACTATTTTTATTTTATTATTATTTTTAATTGAAGAATTATCAAAAGAAATATTATTAATCATTGGATAAAAAGAAAGACATTTATTATAATTTATTAATAAATTTTTAATAGAATCAGTTTGACATGCTATATATTTACAATTTTTTAATTTATCAGATATTTTATCAAAATTAGATAATGGATATATTATTGTTTTATTTAATATACTATTTGGAATATTATTTATTGTTTCAATTGTTCCTCTTATTATTATTGTAATTGGACTAAATAAATTATTAAAATCAATTAATACATCATTCAATCCAATATCTAAATAATCTTTTGGTTCTATAAAAAAAACTTTATTTATACATATTATATTTGAATTTATTATATTTCTATCTATATTATGTTTTAATATACAATATATTGTTGGTTGTTCAAAATTATTTATTAATAACATATTTAATATATTTATTAACCATATTGTTGATCCATCTAATACATTTAAATTTATATCTGTATATATTCCTACTATTTTATTTTTATTTGTAATTCCATAATTATATTTTGATATTTTATATTTTATGTTATTTGTTTCTAATAAATTTATTATATTATCATATACTAATTCTTTTGAAAAATTAGTTTCTATAAATTTTTTATATATATTTCTTTTTTCATTTAAAATATTATCATTATTATTTAATTCTATTATTTTATTCATTGCATCATTTATATCTTCACAACAAAATTCATTTGGATATATTAAATTTGCTCCTCCTTTTTTATAAAATCCTCCAAATATAATTGGAATACATCCATTTGTCATTCCTTCTGCTATTGATTTATGAAAACTCTCTACATCTGAACATGATATCATATAACTTATCTTATTAAACCATTCATTTAATTCTTTTTTATTTATAGTATGTTCTTCATATATTATGTTATCTTCTAAATTATATTCTTTTATTTTTTTATTTATATTATTATAATATTCTTTCTCAGTTGTTTTTTTAATTAACCAATCTAAATCTTCTGGTTTTTTACCTTTAATAAATAATTTATAATTTTTATCATATTTAACTAAATTAAATAATAAATCAATAACTAAATCTAATCTTTTTAACATTGGTAAATATCCTAATACTCCTAAATTATATTTAACATTATCTTTAGTATCTAAACTTGGATATAAATTTATATCATTATATATTATTACTGTTTTATTCTTCATTTCTGGTATTATTTTAATTGTTCTTTCATATATATGTGGTCCAACAACTATTAATTTATCTACATTATTCCATTCTACTTTAAATATATAATTTGTTGTTATTTCTATTCTATGTAATCTTATAAATAATTTCTTATTTTTTAACTTATTTTTACTATAAAATATAGCATTACCTAAACACCATTCACATAATATAATATCTGCCCATTTTATTAATTTTAAACTTTTTTGTTGATTATGATCTTTATGATTAATCCATTTATCTAATTTTATATTGTATTTTTGTTTTAAAAAATTAATCATATCATCAGCAAATTTAAATTCATGTCCAGCAATTAATAAATTTTTTTTATTATCTAAATTTTCTATTTTTTCTTTAATAGATGGTTTTTCATAAATTGGAGTATTTATTGTTGTTGGTATTAATATAGTTTCATTATCATCTTCTATATTTAATTTAATATTTTTGAAATTATTTTTATTTTTAATATTCTCTAATTTTTCCTTAATTAATTTATCTTTATCTTCTTTACTTAATTCATTATTTATTGATGGTAATATTTGTGTAGTTACACTTAAAAATGGCATATATATTTATTTATTATTATTTTATTTATTATTTTTTCCCTAAGATAATAAAAAATCGAAAATATATAACATAAATTATTTTTAATAAATAATAATGCAAACATTATTATCTATTTAAAAAATTGATATAAAAAACAATAATATAAGAAATTAAAATAAATAAAATAATATGAGTAGTTATAATAGTAGAGTAATTATGTATAATTTTTTATATTATTTATTATTGATAATATTTTCAAACTATATGATGGTTGATTATAGTTTAATAATTAAAATAATATCAATTGATGGATTATTTAATACTATTCATTTTTTAAAAACATATTTAAATAAAAATATGACTGATAGTCAAATAGTAAAAGAATCATATTCATTATATAATAATTCATCATTAGATAGATACATATATTATTTTATAATTTATATTGTTAGTAAAATAATAAATAATATATTTTGGATTAATGATATATCAATATATCATTTAATATACGAAATATTAATTATTCCAAATATTTTAAATAAAATAATAAATTCTGAACAATTTAAATTAATAAAAAATAAAAAAGAAGAAATTATTAAAAAAATAATATCGAAACAATTTGCATTAGGAATAAATTATATTGCAAAAACTTATTTGGAAAAAGAAGTAAAAGTAAAATACAAAGATATATTACCATTATTAAATAATTATCAAGAAGGATTAGAATATATTTTAGAAGCATTTAAAAATTCAATGATTATGTTATTATTAGATTATTTAAAAAGTTATTCACCAAAATTTTATTATAAAATATCAAAATATATTTATAATTACAAAACTGGTGAAAATTTAATACCTATTAATACTGAATCTTCTAAACAATTATTATTAGATATTATTGATAATAAACAATGGATTGATATAATTAAACCAAATTCATGTCGTTCAATTTTATTTTTGTATAAAATTAATTCTAATAATACTGATTTTATTAAATTTACTATTGATGTTTTAAATTATAAATTGATTAAAATGTGTGCATGTTGGACAATCGCATCATTTTTTTCCATAACAATAATATCACCAATAGTATCAATATTATTATTATTATATAAAAATGAGAATATAATAAAAAGAAGACAAGAATTATTAAATAGATTAAGTGTATTTATAATAAGTATAATAATTGCATTAAATAGTAATAATTATCCATTAATAAGTTTTATAAGTGAATTTGGTCATGGAATATTATACAATAAATTATCAATGAGTGTATATAAAATGATTAAAAAGAAAATAATAAAACAGATTGAATACATATATTATAATAATGAAATATCAATAATACCATTAATTGGATATATTATTTATATAACAATAATTAAAAATATAACAAGTTATAATATAACTAAATATTTAATACCAAATTTAGTATTAATAATATTAAATACAATAAATAAAAAACAAATGTATTTATTAATAAGTTTAATTACAACAGGTATATTTTCAAATTATGATATAATACATTTAACAATAATAAGTATTATATATTATTTTATAATATCATTTATGGATTTAACAATTACTAATAAAATATCACAAATAAATATAATATGTAATGAAATGTTATTATTTATTAAAAATGAAATAAATAAACAATCAATAAAGGATATTAGAAATATTAATTTTGAAAAAATAAATCAAATAAAAGAAAGGATAAATAATAAAATAGTAGTAATATGGTATTATTATATAATAAATAGAATAAATAAGATAAATAATATAGTTAGTAAAGAGGATTATTTAAATAATCAAGAAATAGTTAAAATATATAATGAAAATTCATCAAATTCTTCAAAGATAATAGATAAATATATAGATGATGAAATATTTAAATTACCATTAGATAATTTCATAGATGAAATTAGTATAAATGATGATTTATCAAGTAATATATATTTAAATTCAACTGAAAATTTAGTTAAAAGGAAAAAAATAGAGATAATAGATAACTATTTATAATAAGTTTAAAAAAAATATATAATAAATAAAGTAAATATAAATGAGAATAGGTATAAGTGGAATAGGATTTGTAGGAAGTGCAATGTATGAAAGTTTTAAAATGAAAAAAATAAATGAAATAATATTGTATGATAAATATAAAAATATTGGAGAATTTAATAATTTATTAAATACAGATATATTATTTTTAACATTACCAACTGAATATAATGAAGAAATAAAAGGATATAATTTAGAACCAATTAAAGAAACAATTAATTTATTAAAAAATAATAATTATAATGGATTAGTTGTAATTAAGAGTACAGTTGAACCTAATACAACAAATATATTAGAAACTAATAGT